ACTATTACCGCCAACATGACCAACAGCGGCGGCAACAGCATCTACGACGGCGGCGAGACGGTAGCACATTCAACCACGTTTGCCGAAATATTGAAACAGACTGGCGCGGTTGACTTGCTGAAAATCGACTGCGAAGGCGCGGAGTTTGAGATTTTAGCGGACGTTGAAATTCTACGCGGCAACGTTGGCATGGTACGCGGCGAAGTGCATAACAAACAGGGCGACGGCGAAAAGCTGATTACCGATATCAAGGCGATTATCCCGAATACCGAAATGGTGGTGCTGAAATGATGCGCCACGACGTGACCCGCAAGGTTCAAACCTTAGAAACGCTTGACACACTGTGTGTCACCAAATGCGTATGCGGCGCAACCTTCGAGCCGTGGCAGTTCATCATAACGCATCACAGAATCGGCGCGTCACAATGCCCAGCATGTCAGCGGCGATTGCATTACGCTGGCAGCCGGCATATTTACGAGGTGCGCGGATGAACAAATACGCCGTGATTACCGCGAAAAACGAAGAGGACACAATTCGTGACGTGGTTGACCAACTGGTAGCTGACGGCTGGCAGGTGGTGGTCATCAACGACGGCTCAACCGATGACACCGCCTGGAACGCCTTGACCGCCGGCGCGCAGGTCGTACACCAATACCCGTCGCAAGGAATCGGTAAGAGTTTGCTGCGCGCGTGGAAACACGCCTACGACAACGGCGCTGATTACATCGTACAACTTGACGCGGGTGGGTCACATTGCCCGGAACAGGCGCTGGAACTGCTAAGCGTCCTGATTATGGCAGACGCTGAATTGGTCATTGGTTCGCGGTTCACGGAATCAGGCGGCTTTGGTATTGCCCCTAAGAAGGCTGAATACATTGGGCGTAAATGGCGCGCGCTGGCTTCGATGCTGGCGGCGGTCATGCTGAACTTCGCGGCGCATCAGCACATTAGCGATTGGACTTCTGGCTACCGCTGCTTTTCACGGCGCGCGATTGAGGAACTACTGTCATTCAACTATTACCAGTCGATGCACGCGTGGCAGATTGAGGTATTGGGCAAGGCGATAGAGCGCGATTTCTACATTGTCGAAACGCCGATAACCTACACGGCGGGGCGGTCTAGCCTGCGATTGAAGGGCGTGAGTGACGCGGTATTGGAGTGGCTATGCCTGTTCAATCGGTAAAAGCCACGCGGAAGATAATCCGCAAGTATGTCAACAAGTGGGTAACGCCTATGGGTTTGGGTTGGTGGAATGTTGACGTTTATTACCACATGAACAAGAAAGAAGCGCTGAAATATTTCAAGACCAAGAAGCGCGAGTGGATGGTATTAGGGCGCACGCTATCAGAGTGGGAATATCGGACGGCGGCGGTTCACTTCAACACACACGCGCTATCAAGTTGCAGCGCCGCTGAGATTGAGAAAACCGTAGTGCATGAACTTGTGCATATTCTCGTCTGCGAGATGCGAGAGGGAACACGAAAACACGAAGAAGCCGTTGTGGTTGGGTTAGAACGAGCTTTTCAGTGGGTACGTGAGGCTGCGAAATGAAAGTCGCCGTGGCAGTCCTGACTTACAACCGCTGCGATTATTTGGAGCGCACGCTTAACAGCCTATGCGGCAATCCGGGCGCGTTTGACCTGTTCGTATTCGACAACGGCAGCACAGACGACACGCGGAGAGCATTAGCACCCTGGAATGAGTTAGGCGCGTTCACGGGGATGCAATTCAACGACACACAGATTCACACGGCGGGATTCGGCATGAACCGCGCTATCGAAATGGCGCTGACGGTTGAGCCGGACGTAATCCTGTTTAGCGCTGACGACTACCGCTACAAGCCGCACTGGTTTAGCCACTTCGTTGATTTTTGGCAGAACGCGCCGGAGGATGTGGCACTGGCAAGCCTGAATATTGAACCGGCTTACCCGTGGAATGAGATTACCGCGAAGGTTGAGTACGGCTGGCAGCGCGCGATTATCCGTGCCACCGTGGGCGGGTCAAACTGGTCCTTCCGCGCAAGTGACGTGGATCTGATTTACCCGATACGCGAAATAACAGGCGGCGAAGACTTGGAAGTGTGCCGGCGGCTGACTGGCAACGGACACAAGATAGCGGCGCTGAATCTAACCGACCACATCGGAGAACACGAGTCGGTTTGGGGTAACAGGTCATGGGAATATGCGCAGCCATTACCGGCTGACATCATGGAATGGATAGGTGACAAATGACAGCACGTACCGGAATGGTTGACATGATAGCCAGTTTGCGCGGCATGACCAACGCTGGCGCAACGGATTACGCTATCGGATTGGTCGATTATTGGAGTGACGACCAGCTGCAGACGGCGCTTGACGCGCATCGCATGGACTTCTATGCCGCGCCGCTGGATTACATCACGGCGATGGAAGGCGGGGCGATTGTCTATAAGACTTACCGCTCTCCTTACCGCAACCTTGAAGGCGGCACGGTTAATTTTATCCTGGCAGACTTTCAGGGGACGCCGGCAGGAACCGCCGATTACAGCGCCGATTATCGCAACGGCATAATCTCGTTTAGCGCTGACCAGGCCGGCAAGCCGTGGTATTTGACCGCGCGAAGTTACGACATCTACGCCGCAGCCGCTGACGTATGGCGCATGAAAGGCGCGCACGCATCGGAAACGAGCTTCGACTTCTCGACCGATAACCATAGCATTAAGGGTAGCAACGTGCCGGCGCAATGCCTGAAAATGGCGGATTACTACGAGCGGCAAAGCATGATGAGCAGCCTATCGGTTACAGGCGGTCATTCCATCCTGATTGAACGGAGCGACACGTGATAACCGCCGCGCAACTAGCCTATATGCGCGCGCAGGTGGAGAACTTACTGCCATCCACCGGCTACGTGTTGAGCGTCGCATACACGTCAGACGGGCAGGGGGGCATGGCGGAAGTGTGGGGGACTGCTGGCACGATTACTTGCCGTATCGACCCACTGCGAGGCAATGAGGCGTACACGGGCGGCGCGATTCAACCCTTCCACGGCTTCCAGCTAACAGCGCCTTACGACACGGTAATGACCACGGCGCAGCGCGTCAAGGTTGGCAGCGTCACGTATGCCGTCAAGAGCGTGGATAGCGACAAGTCAGACGCGGTAAGTTTACGCGCGATTCCATTGCGCCTATGAACGAGATAAAACTTGACACGAAGGAACTAGACCGCATCGCAAAGCAGTTGAACATCAGGCGCGAAGCCGTCGGCAGGCGCATGGCTTTTCAGATTGAGAAAGAGGCGAAGCAGTTAGCCGCGCACGACACGGGCGCAATGGAATCATCCATTTACACCGTAACGACAAGGTCAGACGGTTACAGCGCAGCGGCGGCAGCCGCAAAGTCGGCTAATCCGGGCGTGACTACTTCGCCACATCCGACACCCAAGGGCAACATTATCGCCAACGTTGGACCATCGGTTGATTACGCCGAATATCAAGAATTTGGCACGTCAAAAATGGCGGCGCATCCGTTTCTGACACCGGCCGTTGAAAAGGTCGCGCAGAAATACAACGACGGCAAGGAATGGGAGGAGTTGGTCAAATGAACGCGATTAACGCTTCCCTGTATTCGACACTAGCCGCTGGCACGGCGCTTACAACCGCGCTGGGTGGAACGGCAATATTCCACATGAACGCGCCGGAAGGTCGCGCGCTGCCATACGTGGTTTACTCGTTTCAGGGCGGGGGTGACGTAAACGAATCACCGCACGGCGACAACGAGAGCGTGCGCTTCGTGCGGGTATACGCGGCAACGGCAAAGCAGGCGTGGGAGATTGACGCGCTGGTAAAGCCGCTGCTACATAACGTTGCGCTGACCGTGACGGGCTACACCACGGTCATATGCCGGCGCGAGGATGATTACGAAACAGTTGAAACAGACGCGGCGAATGTGAGAACGTACACCGCTGGCGGTCTATATCGTATTCGAGTAACCAAATAGGAGAAACAAAATGGCTGAATACATTGGGAAAGACGGCGATTATCGCTGGGTTCACAGCGGCGGCACGGTTATTTTTTCGTCCGACCACAAGGCGTTCAATTACGCGCCGGCGATTGACTTGCACGATGCAAGCGCTGGTTCTGACTCCGCCAAGTCTTACATAGCCGGACTAAAAGACGGGTCAATGTCGCTGACGATTGTGCATCAGGGCGGCACGGCCTTAGACGGCCCATGTACCGAAGGCACAGGCGGAACTCTGTTCTGGTCGCCGGAAGGTACTGCCAGCGGCAAGCCGAAGCACAGCGCGCCGGCTATCTGCCAGGGCTTCCAGTACAACCCGCAGTATAACGCGGTGGTCGAGTTCCAGGTGAACTGGCAGCAGAATGGCGTCCGCGTTGATGCGGCCTGGTAGGCGATATGGCAGATTTTACGATCAATGGCATTGAACTGACTTTCGACTTAGAGAAAGTCACCATCGAAGAATACTCGAATTTTGCAAACACGCCGCTAACCGACACCAGGCACATGATCGTTTTAGAAAAGACGACCGGACAAAAGGTTGACTTTTTCAAAAAGCTAACGCAACCGGATTATCGGCGTGTAGTACGCGCGTTTTTCAAAAAGGGTAGTGAACCGCTGTCCGACCCTACTTAAGCCAGCGCGTCTACGAGACGGCAGCCTTTGGCGGCGGTCAACCGATGGAAGTGACTATCTGGAATATCGCAGAGCGTTTTGGTTGGCCGCTGGAATACGTCGAAGGTTTGAGCATGGCGCGTCTGGCGCAGTACATACAGATACAAGACGGTTTGGCGCACGCGCGTAAAAGCCTGTTCAACAAAAAAGGCCGGTGACATTTGGGAAAAAAGATAGGTTCTCTGTTTTGGGAAATCGGTGCCGACAGCTCGAAGTTTGCAAAAGGCTTGCAGGATAGCAAAAGCAAGCTAGGAAACTTC